GCATCACCCCACCCCTGCCCGACCCCTGCGCCGCACTCCGGGCCACTCCGGGCCAACTAGCCTAAGCAAATATTTACAGAACTGTTAACCTCTGTAACCAACCTCGCGGTTATATGAATTAACACCGTGAGCGATCTCGGGCAACATAGCGTAGATTTCTTTCTTAGTCTGACGAGAGATGTCTCCCGTGATATTGATATTGATCACTTGACTGTTATTCATACCTTTAGTCGACTGAACGGATTGTTGCACTTCATTGATAGCACTCAGGGTGCTACCGACAGAACCACCTTCAGCGAACTTAGGAAGAGAGTCATTATTAATAGCCTGGAGTAGAGGCCTAAACTTATTCGCCTGCTTAGCCTTCACAACAAATTCACCGTGAGACAACATTGCAGGGATGCTGTCAGAGGTGCCTGTGCCAGGGCCAGTTACTGAGCCACCGTTAGAGAAGAAGAGGAAGCTAAAGAGTGAGCTGAACAAGCCACCCCCTCCACCGCTGAACATACCGGAGATGTTCTTAAAGATACCACCTAAAGTATCGCCTAGACTGCTAAAGATGCTCTCGCCCTCGCCACCTACATTCTGAAGCGAAGATACCAGAGTGCTAGACATCTCCTGACTGGCTTTCTCAACATCAGGCAGCAATTCCATGGAGAATAGGTCAGAGCCAAGCGATGTGCCTACTTTTGTGACACCTCCAGATAGTACGGAGGTCTTTTCGAAAGAGGGTCTACTCTCTGGCTTAAAGAAGGCCTTAGAGTCTTCCATGATTTTACCCATAGGTAGCGACTCGGTCGCAGTATCTACACCGAAGTTGAACGGGTCGTAGTTGCGCGCCATCTCGCCGAACTCTGATGCTGGCTTGGAACCTGCAATGGGGATACCAAGCATACGATCCACAGCCATTGAGAACTTATCAACAGCAAGAGAGAAGATAGATTGTTTACTATCTCTATCGAAAGGATTACCACCTGCAGCAGTTATGCCAAAATCAAAGACACCGGCAACACCATCAGTAATGAGCGTTTGAAGACCAGAGCCATTGAAAAGAGTATCAATAAAGGTGGTGGAGAAAGTGTCCACAATATCTGAGGTAAGCTTATCAAGAAGCATTGTACCTAGTTCTTTACCTGACATCTCACCCTTGAGGTAGGCCGAGAATCCAGACGTCAGCTCTTTTTTGAAGTTATCCGCAACAATACGACCTGCTTCCTTTCCTGCTTGAGAAGGACCAGAAGCTGCCTTACCAATGACTTCAGGCTTGAAGCCCTCAAGTGTAGTTTTGATCTGCTCTCTCAGATCTTTCAGGAGCTTTTGCAAAGGGGCTGTAAAGTAGCTTTTACCTTCGTTCTTTGCAAGCTTATCAATAAGCTCTTGACTTTTCTCAAGAGAATCAATCATATCACGAAACTCTTGATTGGCAAGATCGGGTAGTTGAGCTAATGGACTGAAGTTTAAGGATACAAGTGTCCTGTTGATTTCATCAAGGATGGCCTTCTCATCAGTAAGCTGTTCAAGCTTTTTTGTAAGAGAGGGACCAGCGTCATCTTTAGTGCCACCCCCGAATCCAAGATTAGCCATTGCTGTCTCACCAATGGCTTTCATTTTATCTAGGATCGAGTTGAAGACCTGCTTGACACCGCCTTCCTCGTACGCAGCTTCCAACTCCTTAAACAGATCTGTGATACCCGCAATACCAGACTGAACAACGTCAGAAGCCTTAGTAAAAAGTTGGTTAGTCGTCTCAGCTGGACCTTTTAAATCGATAGCGCCTATAGGTAGATTTAAGCCATTTATACGGCTCTCTATTTTCTGAACATCTCGTCGCCAGTCACGTGTCCCAATATCGCCATCAAACACATCAGTATTCGCACCTGCTTTACGGACTTCAGTGGCGCCTGCATGATGTGCATCTGTAGCTAAGTCCAGGTCATTGAACATTGCAAGGTGGTCTTTAAAAAGCCTAACACCTGCATCTATATTGGTCTTCGGATCAAACCGCTTCTCCCAATCCATACCTAAACCTTTTGCGGTATTAGGCATTATCTGGAATACACCAGAAGCAGAGCTTTTGGGGTTCTTAGCATTAGGATTTAAACCAGATTCCCGTATTGCAATTGCTAGTAACCGAGTTGCCTCTGGCACCCCAAGACCGTGTTCCCTTGAAGACTGGATAATCATTTTGGCGATGTCAGCGCCTTCGCCACCAATACCCATCGACCTAAGCGCCTCGCTCGACAAACGCTCAAGATCAGGATATTGAAGAGTGATAAGCTTGTCTTGAGGGATAGCTTCTGACGCATTTGCATCTGATACTATGAAGTCAAAAACTTTCTTGAGCAGCTTCGGTCCCCAATTAAACATATCACCTTCTTCGCGAGCCTTTCCATAGAATCCGTTCTGGGCATTCGGATTTACTGGTTCGATAAGTCTAGACGCAAAACCCACCGGAGTGTTAAGAGGGAGTGCCTTACCTAACCATAGCAGGTTGCGAATATAGCCATTCTGACCATCCTGCATCGAGGGATCAGAGGGCCTCATTGCAGCACTCACGTTACCAGGGATCTTTCCAATCCAAGAATCTTTAAGCGCATTTGAGATCTTCGTATAAATGTCTTCGGCCCATATACTCCCTAGGCTTTTCATCTGTTCGAAAGAGTCTTCAAAGACTTTCTTCAGTTCAGGTAGTCTATCTTCAAACCATTTCTTACCTTTGGCCCATAGCTCATTCCCTTCCCTTTCAAGCATCGCTGCTGTGTTACTCACGAATTGAGTCAGGCCATCCCAATCTGTCAAGGCTTTATAAGCCACATAAGCAATCCCGGCGATGATTGCACCGACAGCTGCAATTTTAAGACCAAAGACTGTGAACATACCAGTTGCAAGCCTGGTAATCATTTGACCGCCAAGAGCACCAAGCATTTGGCCAACGAATGCAGAAGCAAGTTGAATACCCATAGCTTGCCACCCGTCGGAGACCTTCATTTGTTCAACAATCTGCGCGCCGAAATTGAAGCCACCAAGAGCGCCGAATATACCGCCAATACCACCCCCGGTGTTAACAATACCAGCCCTGAAGGCTCTTACGTTTTCTTTGAGGGACGAGTCAAGCCTATCGAATTCTTCGCTAAGTCTACTGCGTCGTCTCTCGTATCTATCACGCACTGGATCACCGGATTTTCTTCTTCGTATCTGATCTTCTAGCGCCAATCTCGCTCTTTCCAGCCCGAGCACTAAGTCAGCTTGTGCTCCGGACAGTTTCGACATCATTTGTATCAGTCGGGTAGGATCCTGTGAACGTCGTGCAACATCATATTGTTGGACCCAGCTCTTTCCAAGTTGGCGGGAAAGCTCCCTACGGTTATCCTTGATCACTGTCTTGGACTGCTCAATACTCTTCTTCAATGCCTCATCGAAACTTCTTACTTTCTTTGTGGCCTTGTCTAATTCTTTACCTATGGCAAAGCGTGAGGCCTGATCGCCCATTGTATTTGCAAAGTTGGCAGGGGCAGCCATAGCGCCAACTGCAAGTCTTCCAAAGAACTGTCTTCCGGATGCAAACAGAAGAGATAACTTGGCGATCAGACTGAGCGTACCTCCGAAGCCTTTGTCACCAAACAGACCTGAACCGAAAATACCTTCAACAATGAGGTTTACGCCTTTACGGAAGAGTTCAATGATTCTGTTAACAGTGGCATCAATGTATGTATCTTGCACATTCTGAGCAACAGATAGACCATACGCTGTAGTCATTACACCCGCAATCGCTTTAACTACAGGGTTGCTTGCGAAAGCGGTCGTAATGGTACCAACTACCATCGCAACAGTAGGTATAATGTTGTCGTACACAGAGGCCAGACCTAAAGCTCCAGCTGTGGCGAAGGCAGCTGCGATACCTCTGAGTACACTGCGGGACGTAACCGCTGTCAGAATACCTGACATTGCTGCTTTATAAAAGGTTGATATAAAGGCTATCTGATTCGGACCCGCAAAGCTATTTGTAATATCATGCAAGAACGGCCTATTCTCGCTACTACGATAAGGGCCTCTGCCGACAGGCGTTGTCGTGTCATACAAGTAGCGGCCAGTCGGACTCATAGGGTCTTCATACGTCCCTGGCATCGCTTTCATACCGAAAGCTTGTCTAAGGTTTTGTCCAAATTTAGAGGAATTAACCTTGTCTTTTAGATCGTCAAGCTGTTTAGAAAGCTTTTGCACAAAGGAGGATCTAACAATTCTATCAGAGAGTTTATCGAATATGTCAGAGATCTTCTTGACAAAAGGGCTGTTCACAATTGAACGGTACATATTCTCAAACAGGTTATTAACCTTCTTTACAAACTCACGAGTAGATGTTAAAGGTTTACCTGTAAGCTTCTCCATCCATTCAATGACACCCTCAACAAGGTCCGGAATCCAAGAGTGCCCAATAACCTCATCGTACACCCAGAAGAAAGCTCTCTCAACACTCTCAGCCCATTCCCAAACCAGATTTTTCATAGGTTCAAGATTAGGTATGAATTTTCCGATATCAATCTTGTTGACATCAACCTTAGCTTTGATGGTTTGGAGCGTAGTACTGCCAGAAAAATTAAAAAATGACTTAAGTTTTTCTTTTACGCCATCTAAGCTATCCTTAAGGGAGGCTCCGAAAGATTCAAAAGTTATACCTAGCGGATTCTTAAGCCTCTTGAAGCCTTGTTCAACATCATAAAAGAACATGAAGAATTCATAGCGCATGTCGATGACGATCTTGTCAAGGCGCATTGCAACCTTGCCCAGACTATCTGCCCATCCGTCGATGATCTCTGCAAGCTTATTGAAGCCTGTCACTTTAGAGAACTTGTCAAAGAACAATGTAGCTGCTGTGCCTAATTTTGTAAATGCCATACCAAAGGTGACATTTACTTTCTTGTAGGCGGCATCGATCTTGTCAATATTCGCAAGGATTGCTTCCATGATATGCTGAGGTAAGAGTTTACCCTCAGCACCCATAGTACGCAACCCAGAAATGGTTGTGTTCATGTAGTCGGCAATAACTTTCGCAAAGTACTGAGCATTCTCAGTAATAGAACGAAGTTCATCGCCTTGGAAACGACCAGAGCCTAGTGCTTGACCTAACTGCAGAATAGCTGCCGCACTTTCAGAAGCAGTTGAACCAGAGAGTGCCAAGCTTTTCGACACTGCACTTGTAAACTTAGCAACCTGCTTTTGTGTTACACCCAAATCCCCAGATGCATTAGCAACCTTAGCATACAGGTTAGCAACTGCACCGAGGTTTTGGCGAGTCTCAAGAGCAATTTGTTTGGTATCCTTCAGGGCTTGGCTAAATGCCTCTTGTGACTCGGTAACAATATTAATACGTGTGCCCATGTTAGCAAGCGTATCTTGCATCCTAGTCATAGAGGCTAGAGCGCCAGCTGATGCTGCAGTGACAACAATACTTTTTGCATAGCCTTGCATCAGGTTTGTCGACTCCCTTACGGAGTTATTGATACTTTGTACCGAGGTGTCTAGACTCTTAAGGTCTTTACTCGAAAACTTGTTAACATTCTTTCCCACAGACTCAACTGCGGTACTAAGTTGTTCAAGATCTTTTCTTGCTGCCTTAGAGTCTGATGTAGCACGAATTTCAATAGCCATCACCAGCTCCTGTTAAAAACCCGGACTGTTTAAAGGTCCGGGCGAGTTTGCTCAACAATGCTACCGACAGGCGTAGCTCTCCGTAAAACTGTACGTTCAATAAAGTAGCTTGGCGCTTGTTTTGAATAACCTCCATTCAGCTTCTGAATGTAGGGTGCATCGTTGACTATTTTGAAAGGATATAACCTATCTGTGTCAACAATCAGGCGCCATCTACTGCGAGCATAGCCTGTATCGATAGGGGTAGCTTCAGCGAGTTCAGAGGTCAAGGTTTTCAGTTCACCCTTCATCTGTTTCTTCACTTCCTTAGCATGGTCAGCTTTTAGCTTAGCCAAAGCTTTTCCAGTATCAACCGTGATTTTGATCATACAATCTTATCACCTCCTTGTGCATTCTGCATGAGTTTGAATACAAAGGAATTCTTCAGGTTCTGAGGGTCATCCTTACGAGCCTTTCTAGCCAGCGATGGGAATAGCTTCTCAGGATTGATCTTAGCACCGAAAGCAGACATTATTAACGCTGTTCGGCGATCCTCATCACGACCTATAGGGTTCTCTTCAAAGTATTGATGCCAGCCTAAGTACTCTGTATAGGGCATGTGCTCTACGAGTTCATAAACTGGCATCCTCAGTTGATACGCTAAGTGAAAGAAGGACAGCTCCTCTTCGCTTAGTTCGACTTTCCCCCTGCCATCCCCGAGAACTTCATGATCTCCTTCACCAGGATGTTGAGTTCATCCATCGGAAGCTCAAGAATCTCTTCATCCGACATGTCCATCATCTCAGGCACACCCGCCCGAAGAATGAAGCACATCAGCGAAAGGTTGGCAGCTTCGTCAGACTTATCCGACTCAGGATTGCCTTCTGCAGACGCTTCAAGAGCCTTCGCACGAGTCTGGATCTCCAGAACAGTTGCGGCGCTAAGCTTGTGAATCTCAATCTCCAGCGACAGAAACTTGTAGGTCTTCTTTGCACGCAGATTCGAAAAACGGTTGGACATGATTACCCCTTAAAATGTTCTTTATTAGCCGTTTGGAACATATCCAGCTCGTTACGCATCTGGTGAAGCTTGGAGAGAGTCTCCAGGACTTCTTTCGACTTTTCACCATTACCCTCAAACTCGGGAATGCGTGCGTAAGTCTTACGAATACTGATATCAATACTCTTGCGCATATGCTTAGCAGTGGTGCGCAGGACATAACCCATGGAAAACGGCTTTTCTTTATTTTCTTGATCAGACATGATATATCTCGCTAAAAATCCCTGGAGGATTTCTTCCCCCAGGGTTAGTGTTTA